GCTCAGGAAGGGCGGCATTATGGTGTTTGACGACTACCTATGGGGCGTAAACGAAGCGCCCACCCACACGCCTAAAATGGCCGTGGATGCCTTCATCGCCTGCTACCGTGAACAGCTAGAGATAGTCATGGCAGGCTACCAGATAGGTATTAAGAAGTTGTAATCCGGAAAACGGATTTTTCTTGTGGCGGGGGAGGGTTTTTCATTCCCCCGGTGGCATGAGCAGTCCACCCAAGTGCATATACAAACCATGCACCATGGCCGCAGATGCCGGTATGCTCGCATAGCCAAACTGCTTGTGTGTCTCGTACACGATCAGCACGCACACAGGATCACGCGCCAGCACCTCTTCCAATGCGTCCCTAGCGTGCTGTGCCAGCTTCGCATCATCGGGGTCTATGGTAGGCACCTTCACTATGAGCGGCCCGCCTGCACCCTCACGCGCGGTTTCCCGGCTATCTCTTGGCCGCGCCACCAAGCCACACCGCTGATAACCTCACAAAGCTCTGGCGGCATCAGCATCCCATTCCTAAACGTCAACACGGCAAACCCCGGATTCCACAACCGGGTGTTACCCTGCATGTATGCAAAACAAGGCCAGTTAGGGTCACCTAGCATGCCTGTCTGCACGCCGTAACGCCTGCCGCGCATGTCAACCATTGGTTTATACTCAAGGCTATGCGTATCGCCACTTATAAAAGACACGCCAGACTTGAGCGCGTTATTCCACCCCGCGTGGATACCGCCATGATACCTGTGCATCACAACCACGTCATTAAGGTCTAGACGGTGGCACATCCGCCAATCCGAGAAGTGGCCCGCAAAATCAAACCCGTCCACGCCCTCAAACATTGCACTGTGCAAGGCTAGGTACTTATCAAACCTATCGTCATGGTTGCCCCGCACCCACCACCTAGCAGCCCGCGGCGCTAGACCCATAATGTCATCCAAGTGCTTCTTAGCAGCCTCAATCTCATCGGCCACCTTAATGCGCTTGTGCCAGCCCAGCGGATCGTGGCGGCTAGGCTCACCCATGTCCAAAAGGTCACCCACACTGAGCAAGATGTCAGGCTTGACCAGCGGTATTACCTTTAGCAACGCCTCATGCGCCAAACTGCGCGGCTGATTCAGGCTGGTCCAATGCGCATCGCTAAAAGCCACCACAACCGCGTTGGGATGCGTGATGCTCTCGGTTAAATCTGACTTTGGCGGGTTTTCGGGATCATACGCAATCGCGTCTTTATGCAGTTTGCGTACATCAACCTTCTTAAACTTCAAAACAGCCGCTTCATACTGATTTTGCGCTGTACCAATCGCCATCGGCGGTATGAACGACCTGGCAGCGGCGGCAACAGTGCCGTGTATCGCTACTAAATTGTAAACAGGCTCAACATCTTCCCATTTGTACCGGGCTTGAGCCATTTTACCTCCAAAGCGCCTAACGTCGCGCGGTGCGTTTGCTCTTCCTAAACGCCTTTGCCGTAGGAGCACCCTTGCTTCCCGGCTTTCTCATGCGTTCGCCGCTACCTTGCGCAATTCGCCGCCTTTTTGCGTGAATGTTTGAATACAATCCCGGCTTCATCGGCATTTCCACCTTCTGAGAGAAGCCCTAGCCCTAGTGGCAGGCCCTTTAGCCTTGCGCACCACGCCCTTCATACGCGCACAGAAGGAAGACTTACGCCCCTTCTCGCGCTTGTTCTTGGGCGATGGCGCAGGAGCCTTCAAACGGCTGCCGGTAGCCTTGTTGTAGCGCGCCCTACCCTTGGCCGTGAGACCCGCCCCGCGGCTTGCCGGCAGCTTCTCACCGCGGCCTACGCTAAGGCTGTCTGAGGCCATCCTAGAAGCCCTCGCCGGGGGTCACATACACAATACCAGTCAGCGTGGCCGTGATAACAGACACATAAAACTGCGGCGTAGCGTTACCAGGCACACGCGGCGCAGTGACGATGATGCTGGTGTTGTTGTGCAGCACTATGCCGTAGCTAGGCGTACCCGCCACCGGAATCACCGCATCAGACGTTGACGTGGTGCCACAACGAATAAACACCTCTTGGGCCGTGCCGTTGTGAATGCGCAACTGGCTGCAAGGGCTGTCAGCAACCACCGCCACCGTGTTCGCCGTGGTGCTCACGTTGATCCTGACGGTCTTACCCATCTCTTGGAAGGCGATGTTGTTTGCCATTAGTAAATCTTCTTCCCCGGCTTGGTGGTCGGGCTGTCCTTGGTGTTCATCCGGTCATCACCGAAGCCCCAAATGCTTTGAAAGCCGCCCTTAGGCATGGTGCCAGAGTTGTAGATGGGAGCGCCGCCGCCAGTATAATCCCGCGGCAATTGCGGACGCACCGCCTGCGCCTGCTCCTGTTGGTCAGACTCGGAATGCTTGAACTGGGTTGATTGACCAGCCTGCTTACTAATCCTGGGCTTCAGCATAAGATTTCCTTTGGCCTTTCAAACTCGGGATGTACACGGCAAGGGCGAAGAATGCCACAAGAGCCAGACGTTCGTAGCTCGGTTCTAGCATGGCCCAGCAAAAAAGCGAGAAAGTCATTAGCATTGCGAGCAGGGAAAAGGCCCGCTCCCCAAGTACCTGAAGCGAAATGCGGATAACCCGAACGGCGTCCATGCCTGTATCTCCTTGTGACATGATACATCCTTTACTCTTCGTCCGCATCATCGGTCAAGAAACCCGTGCCGTAGGCGTCGTCCGTCACCTTCTGCTTGATTTTCTCAAGGTTGAGCGCGCGGTCAATCACGCGCATCTTGTCGATCAGGCTGGCTTCCGGGTTGCTCATAACCTCTTTCAGCAGCTTGCTAATGGTAGCCTCTAGATCGGGGTTGATGCCCTTAACGCTCTGCTTAGCCATTAGAAGCCCCCAAAAATACGACGCAACGCTTCAAACGAAGCTAGAGTACCGCCACCGCGTTTAACAAGACGCCGTCCCAATTCATTGCCAACTTCTCTAGCAATACTAGTCGTCTCTTCTCTGCTAGTAGAAGCAGCTGACCTAGCAATCATGCGATCAAGATTTTGCAAATCTGCATCGTTGAAAAGACCCGTCTCCTGCAACTTTTGCCTATTGCGGGACCAAACGCTTGACATTTGATTTGGCGTTGCTGCCTCAAGCGCGCGAACAGCATTTTCAATGGTGCTCCTTGCGCCCTGCAACGCCTCCCGAGATTCCCGAGTGGTTGCGGCGGATGTTTGAGTGCCAGTCCGCAATTGGCCTTGTAGCCTAGTCATACCCGCCGAACGCGATTCTTCAGCACCAAGACGCTGAGCATATTGGTTCAACCGCCCACGCAGGCCAGGAATAGCGTCCACAAACGCATTGGCGGGGCTATCAAGCCATTGTGTTACTTGCTCGGCAGTCTTGCCCTTTAGCATGTCCGAAGCGTGCTGAGCGCCCAGCCTATGCACATTCTGTTCGCCCAAAAGCTCAGAGGCAAACCGCACAGAATCGGCATCATTAAACACCACGCCGCGCAAACGGCTTTGAGGCGTTTCAAACATGCCAGGGGTTGTTTCGCCTGTCGCGTATGGAATTTGTTCGCGGGTTGTTAGAGCCTCACCCAAGCGCGTTCTGAATAAGTTGCGAGGCTGAGACGCCTCTGCATATGCAGCACGCGGGTAGTTTGCAGCGCCTACCCAATTGCTGAGAGCGTCATCAATCAACGACGCCGCAGACCCATAATTCTGGCGCTGGACTCCCGTATAACCCGTAAAGTCCTTGTTGGCTTCCAACTGCCGCAGTTCGCGCAGCTTTACGTCCACCACATTAAAATCAACAGGCCGCTGTTCCGGCGCTTCAGCGGCGCGCGCTGCGTTTCTGGTTTGCTGCGCCCTTATCCGCGCTTGCAACGGCAAAGGGCTGGCAGCTAAATCAGGGTCAAGGCTGTTGGCATCTGCCGCTTGAGGCGCAGCGCGGGACGGAAATAACTCATTTTTAATATCCCGCGCAATCCTAACCTGTTGCTCAGTGGAAGTGCGCAGGGGGCCTTCGCCACCGCTGATAATATCATCCAATTGCGCCTCAAGCTGCCGGCCTTGCGCGCTTTGAGCAAATGGCCTTTCAGCTTGCAGGCTTTCCGCAACGTCACGGTAGTTTGCAAACGCAGCGCCACCTTGCGTGCTTTGCAATGTTTCAGCCGCTTGCAATTGCGTATTACCAAGGCGACGAAGCTGGCTATCCACGTCTTGGCCCGCTTCAATTTGTTGCTGACTGACAGGCCCAGGCAATTGCGTTCCTTGCCGTGCGTTTTGTTGCATATCGTTAGGATTGCTTGGCTGCCGTTCCGGGGCGTTAGCGAGGCGGCGCGTAGCCATTTCGCGGCGAAGCTGATTGCGCTGAAGGTCGGTTTCTTGCCTTGTTGCCGCAGATGATGCGTCTTCAGCGGCACCACCAATAGACGCACGCAATTGCTCGGGCGTTGCTGCCGGATATTCCCGCGGCGCTGTTGCCGCACGTCCAGCCCTTGCCATACCCCTAACGGCCGCAGGCAAACCTGTTACAATTTCCGTAATATCACCAAACGAAGACGCGACTGATGGATCAACGCCCGCGCTCCTGGTTGCTGATTCCACTGCGCCGCCAGCCAAACCACCGGCTGCCCCACCAGCAGCGCCCAAAAACCGACCACCCACACCAACCAAAGGCGCGGCGGCTTGCAAACCAAGGCCAATGGGCCTGGCAACGGCAAGCGGCCCAACGGGGGGGACATACATCAAGCCCCGCCCCAACGCAGCCATAGCTTCCGGCGCGGCAAAACCCATTACAGTGCCTGTTGCAGCACGTTCCATAGGCGATTGGAGCGGCCCACTACGCTGACGGGGCGCTTGTGGCGCAGCACCGGGCGTGGCGTCTCGCGGCATATTCTCTTGCGCGTAACGCAAAACCTCCTCTTGCGAGGCTCCTTCCGGCGCGGTGATACGGAATTGTTGGCCTGTGGGCGAGGTAATCTCAAATTCCGGCATATCACCTAGCCTCGGGCGTTACGGGGCGAATACTCCAACCACCGGTTGAAGGTGTTGTTGTTGTACCCGGCGCAAAATCTCTAAGATTAGGTCTGCGCGGCGCGGTGCCCCCACTCCCCACTTGCGGATAACGATCAAGGAAAGAGTTGGGATCAAAACGATTATCTCTCATCGTTGAGAGGATGGAGAAGTCATCGTTGTAATTGCGGAGCGTGTTAGGCCGCAAAGACGGGTCAGGCAACCGGCGCGTAGCCTCTTCTGCACGGCCATGGATAATTTCAAGCAGCGTCGTATCGCGCAACGATTGCGAATAGAAAGCGTTCAACGCCCTTTCCAAAAACACCGTTGGCCTACCAGTTGCCTGCGCATCCGCCAAAGCAAGGCTAAACAATGTTTTAGAAAGAATTTTGGCTCGCGCGGCCATATCTTGCGAGAGTTGGCCCGTTTCAACAGCACGATCAATGGCTTGGTTCATTGCCGCTTCGCCGCGCACGTTATCGCCTTCTTGGCCCGTAAACCAACCGGTGATGGAACGCAGTGCGCTAGAGGCCGGATCGGCTCTAACTGCATTCAGCGCAGCGCCCAACGGACCAACAGCATCACGATATTGCGCTACCAACCTAGCAGCCGCCTCAGACGATTCAAAAATAGTATAATTGTCGTTAATGCTTTTAGCTACTTGAGGTCCGCTGGCAGCCCTGCTCAACACTTCAACAGTGCGCGCCCTTCTATCTTCTGGCTGATTTTCGATAATATATTGTGCGCGAATACCAGCTTGTTGCAAATTGCGGCGGCGCTCATCGGCTATTTGATCTTGCTGCCTACGGCCCTCTGCGTCAATCTGTGCTTGCTGCCGCCTTTGCTCTCGCTGCAACTCGTTTTGCTGCGTTTCCCGCCGAACCGCCGCGGCTTGTTCAATCGCCGCTTTCCGCGCTTCAACTTGCCCCACAGCGGTTGAAATGTGCTGCATAAATTGCATTTCGCCCTGAATGCCAGTCTGTCGCCCCACAAGCCTAGGCAACTCAGCGCCAAGGGCTGTAGCCGCAACTTGAAATTCAGCGCGTGCCGCCTCAAGGTCAGTCTGCGCGGTACGCATTGAACGCTCAAACGCTTGCTGCAACTGCTGGTTCTGAGCCTGCACTTGGCGCAGCCCAGTTTCAAAATTCTGCCGTTCGCGCTGATACAGGTCCATGCGGCCTTGGCGGTAGCCTGCCAACATGCCGGTCATAGACTGCACGGCCATAAGCGCGCCCTGCTTACCCTTGCCGCCCAGCGCAGCGCCGGCCACCATCAACAGGCTTGCAAGCGAACCAATGTCTCTGGCCGTCTCACGGGTGGGCACAAACTCAGGAATGGGCTGCTGGCGGCGTTCTAAATCTTGCGTTAGCCTCCGTTGCTCGGCTGCATAAGACCTAGACGCATCACGCTCGCCTTCCGCTATGCGTTGCCTTTGTCGCTGTTGTACGCCCGCAATGCCTTCTGCAACTTCGCCTTGCTCTCTGGCTAGGCTTCGTTGTTGAGTCAAAATGCCCCGCATACCGGGCGACAAACCATCTAGAACGTCAGGCAAAGCCGCAGTTGAAGCAGGCGCACCTTGCTTTTCGGAAACGCCGTCAACCCTAGTTGAACGCTGCACCGGGAAAATTCTGGTGGTGTCCGCATAAACGCCCGAGGCCGGGGGCAACCCTTCTGTCCATGCCCCGCCTTCACTGTCCGGCCCAGGCTCACGGAAACCGCCAGGCAATGACGGCATACCAGACCGCCGCTGACTCCAAGCTATTAGAGCCGGCCCTTGTTCCTCCGGGGGCAATGCCAAAATGGCATCACGCTCTGCCAACAAAGGAGCGTTGCGCCCGTACCTGGCAATATCGTCTGACATTTACGCACTCCTTGCCGTGGTAGTGGCCGTGTTCCCGCCGCCCGTGCCGCCGCCCAGGAAACCACCAATCTGCGTAAACAGGTTTTGCATGGCCGTGCGCGCCTGCTGATTACCCTGCAACTGAGTTTGCAACGCTTGCAACAGATACTGGTCCCTGATACCCGCCGCTTGCAGCGCCGAATTGATGCCTGATTGCGCCAACGCATTAGCGTTATTCTGGCTTGTCAAACCAGTCTGAATGCCAGATTGCGCAAGCGCGTTAGCCGCTGCACTGCCAGCCAATCCGGTTGTTACGGCGCTTGATCCCAGCGTGTTGGCGTAATTGTACTGGTTAAGCCCAGCCATCAAAGCCTGGTTGTTAAGCTGGTCAGCAAGGTTGGCTTGCTGCGTGCTCGCGTTAATACCCTGCGCCGCGTACTGGTCACCAATCTGCTTCGTAGCCAAGCCCTGCTTGTATTCATCGCCCAGAAGCTGCGCACGAAGCGCCTCAAGCTGGTTTGCAGACTGCGCCGCAGCCACACCACCACGCCCGATACCCTGCTGCGCTAGGCGTGCCTCTGCGGCTTGGAAAGCCTGCGCCATGGCCGGCGTCAGACCGCCGCTAAGCCCCATCTGCGCCATTTCTGCGCCCTGGGTCTGATACGGGCTGGCAATCTTGTTGTACTGAGCCTGTATGTCCGCAGCACGCAGCCCGGTGTTAGCCGCAATGGCCGCCAAACCTTGTTGTATGTCCACCGCGCGTAGGTTGGCTGTGTCCGCAAGCTGCTGAATTTGACCAACTGCGGTATCCACGCGCTTCTGCTGATCGGCAGCCAGATTTGCAATGCCGGTTTGAGCAACGTTGCCTGCTTGCCGCGTATTATCAGCAAGTAAGTTTAATTGGTTTTGAGCAACATTGCCCGCTGCAATCGGGTCTTGCGCGATATTGCGGATTTGGTTGGCGGCATCGTTAGCTTGGTTTTGGGCTTGATTGCCTGCGCGCAGCCCAGCAGCAGTAGCGCCACCAGCCGCCAACAACCTTGCCAGATCGGCGTTGGAGGTGTTGCCTAATAGACGCGACAAACCGCCGCCGCCCAAACCAAGCCCGCTCGCTAACCTAGATAACAAATCGGGTTCTTGAGTGGCCCTAGTTGCAACGTCCGCTTCAAACCGCATCCGCTCGGGGTCGTTGGCCCCCAAACCAGCTATTCTTGCAACATCGGGATATTTAACGTCAAACGCCTGCCTTGCCGTCGCCGCGTCCGCACCGCTTGGATCGGGCGGCAAGATGGCATTTCCGTCAGCATCTTTGAGAGAATCGTCTAAAACAAATGGTGTTGGCTGTTGTCCTGATGTTGGTTGGGCGTCGGTCTGAGCCGACAAAAGTTGCACATTAGGGTCTTGGGCCGCCGCTGGGCCACTGCCAGGCACATTTTCTACAGGAAACTCATACGCCCCCACCGCGTCCGACTGGGGCGCAGCATTTTCATAAGTGCCTGTCGCGTCTTGCTGTGGGGCGTCGTAGTATTCAATTGTAGGCGTGGAGTAGGAATCGCCCCCGCCGCCGCCAAAATCACCGCCAAAGTCAAACTCTCCGTCATCAAACTCGGGCAACCCAGTCTTTGGGTTAATGCTGCCACGCCCACCGCGCGCTTTCAGCAGCTTTGCCTCTTTTGGCGTGATGTGCGCCAACACAGTGTCGCGGCCACGCCCTTGAGCGCGCACCTTCTTCGCCAACTGCCGAAGATCAACATCGGCCAAGGCATCAATATTCAAAGCGCGAGCCAATCTAGCCATAGGATGATCCTAATGGGTCTGTCGTCCTTAGCGAAGACCTATTCCAAGGAGACGGTTGAGAGGAATTGGGTTCAGTATTATCAGAAAGCGGCGAACTATAACCCGGATCACTTGGCGATGAAAGCAAACTAGCAAGCGCCGAGGTGCTGATCGTGGTGGGCGTGCCAGACGTGGCAACACCAGCCCCGCTTCCGCCGCTAGTGCCGTAAAAGCCCGTTACGCCGCCGCCCGCAAAGCCGGAACCTCCGCTATCACCTACAGTCAGCAAACCGCCCAACGCAGTAGGGCTTAACGGCCCACCATCCGTTGGTCCCGGTGTGCTCGGGCCTGGCGTACTTGGACCTGGCGTTGTTGGCCTTGGCGTGACTGGCCGCGGCACCCTAATTACGCCACCAGAGTTAACTGCCGAAGTTGACGGGTCAGGCGCAAGCGCATTGCCCACCAACGAACTAGCCAAAGAACCACCAAGCGAACCGGCAGCACTACCCAAGCCCAGCGCATCGCTCAATAGGTAGTTAGCAGCACCGCTAGCGCCGCCTGTAGCAAGGCCACGCAAGGCTGCCTGACCAACATCGCCGCCACCTACCGCCGCTCTAGCCGCGCCGCTGGCACCTCCTCCAAGCGCGCTAGAGAGGGTGCCCTTGATACCACCCTCAAAGCCAGTGCTGCCCAAGCCCGCAGCGCCTAGCAACTCTTTTGTGCCAGCACCAACAAATCCACCAACAGCGCCACCCAAAGCCCCTAGGCCCGGATCACTGCCGGTCAACGCAGAAGTTAGCGAACCACGGCCAGCGCCCACCACAGTCTTAGCGGCAAGATCGGCAACCGTTGGGTTAATACCCGTCTCTGCCGTTATTGCTTTACCAAGCGGGCCGCTAATGTCAGTCAGATTGCCAACGCTCTCAACAGCGCCGCTAACCGCGTTATAAACCGATGTCGCGCCATCAATAATCTGCGAAAACACAGATGGCGCAGCAGTCTCCGCAACACCAGCGCCGGCCGCGCCGCCAACAGCTTCAACCCCGCCTACCACACCCGTTTCAACTGCCGCTACAGCAGGAGCAGCTTCCGCCACAGCCGCCGCAGCTACCGGAGCTTCAATAGCGCCCTCTGCCACCCCCGCAGCAATTGCGCCCTCCAATCCGCCAGCAGCAGCCCCCGCCCCACCAAGCCCCAACAACCCTAACGAAGCACCCGCGGTAAACACCGCAGCCACCGCAGCAAAGATGCCCGCGATGATGTTAAACGTGCCCTTGTCGCTCTTACGCGCCAGCGCCCGTTGCTGGTGATACTCCTGCATACGCTGCCCCTCGGGGCTTCTCTCGTATGCCAAATCCTGCGCCGCTCTTTGGTCAGCTAAATACTGGCTGTACTGCGCGCTATCAGGGCCAAACCCCCCGCCCGCCGCAGTGTAAGCATCATACTGAGCGCCGTATTCCGACATTACAGCGCCACCTCCAAGATGTAGGCAGGCACCATCTGGCCGTTCACGTACTTCATCTGCGTGGTCACGTTAGGCTGCAAACCCGCCTTCTGTAACCCAGACTGAATTACGCGCATTACCGCGGGCTGCATCGCATAGGTGTACGCCTTCTGGATGCCCATAGCACGCAGCGTGTTAGGCAACACTGCCAGGCGCTGCATAACCTCCTGCATGCCCTCCGCAGTGTACATATGGATTTCCGATTCCGTCTTAGGCAGCCAACGCCCATCCGATGTAATGCGCGTACTCGTAAATACCGTGTTCCCAATTCGAGACAAGGTTAATACCTTAGCCTTCACCAAAGCCCCGATGTGAATTAATGCCTTTTCGGTTTCTTTTGGGGAGCCTGTTTCCGCGTTTAGGCCGCCCCGCAAAATCTGGCTCGTGGTTTGCTCTTGTGACGGCATTAGCTCAGCCCCAACGCAGCCGCTATCTGCTCATGAATTGTGAGGTGCGTAGCAAGCCAATCATAGAACGATTCTTCGTTATTCCAGTCCGCATCCAGCATATTAAAGGGGTTTTGGAGGCCCAAAAGGCTCGCAAATTGCTGGTGCTCAACCTGGTGAGCCTGCAACCAATCGTCCAAATTCTCAATATCAGCGTCACCAAGCGGGTATGCGGGCACCTGAATGCCCTGATCGAAGAATGTATCGCGGAAAGTCTGGTGCTGGGCAGCATTTACGAACAAGAACTCGCCTAAGCTGTCCTTGTCCCCAAATTTGACAATGCTCAGCGTGCTAAAATCCACTAGAAGCTCCCGGCTGTACCGTTTCGCCCAAACGTGTTGCCAATCACAATCCAATTAGCACCATCTGCCTGCACCGATATAGCATCATATTGCAAACTCAGCGCTCGCGTCGTGGCACCATCAATGGTTTGAGAAGCTGTCGTAGCCACAGTGACCACATTGGCCGTGCTGTCCATCTTCTTAACCACATACACCTTGCCCGCAATCCCCACAGAGGTAGGCAGCGTGATAGACAAAGCGCCCGTGCTGGCATTTGCCGCCACCGTGTAATCCGTGGCCGTAACCGTGTACCCCGCAGTCTTAGCAACGTAGGCAAACGCCGCGCCTGTGATGGTCACATTGGTCACAGTGAGGTTGCCAACGCTGGTTGTAGTGCTGCCAAGAGTAATTGTGGCATTGCCCAGCGTGGCCGAATTGTTTGTTAAGCTAATTGTGCCAGATGTGGTGATTGTGCCACCACTCAAACCAGAACCAGCCGTAATGCTAGTAACCGTGCCGCTAGAACCACCCGAAATGGTCACATTGCTAGCCGCCGTAATACGCCCCTGCGCATCAACGGTAAAAGAGCCAACGGTAGTGGCATTACCATAAGAACCAGCCGTGACAGCCGTGTTCGCTAGGCTAATCGTGCCCGTGGTGGTGATAGGACCGCCCGTTAAGCCAGTCCCCGTGGCTACGTTAGTGACTGTACCGTTGGACCCGCCGCCGCTGGTAATGGCTACCGTTTTGAGCATACATCACATCCCGTCCCCAGGGGTTACATACACCGCCGCAGTGCCGGTACTCGTGATTCCCGTAAAATAGGCGTTAGGCACAAACGTCAAAATCTCATCAGTGCCCGGCAGCAACGGCAAAGCTGGCTGAGAAGCCGATACCACCACCGCGGTATTAGCCGCATCAGTGCTGGCAACGCCATAGCCCAGAAACACCACTACGTTGCCGCTGTTGATGATGCGATACTGGTTTCCACCAAGCGTGGTGCTCACCGCCTGCACGGGCGTAGGTGCCGTGGCAGCAGCAGTAAACACAACCGTGTTACCCAGCTTGGTGAAAGCCTGAACGCCCATTTACCGACCCTTCTTATCTGCAATAGACCATGCCACACCCGCTAGCGTGGTAGTAGCGCCAATGGCAGTGTTAAGGGTATCAGCGTCAACGTAGCCCTTAGCAACAAAAATGCCGCCAGCCATAGTAAGAATATGACGAAAAAGGCCAAGCCAAATGTCGTTGTTCATGTCGTTCTCCTATTTGTCTGCTTTACGGTCTAGTTTATCAAAAATCTGCTTCACCATATCCTTTATCTCAAGGATGTCTTGGCGATAGTCGTCCTTGGAGACATAGTTGACGTGCAAATCACGTTCCATGTCCCGAATGTCTTGCTCTAGCGCCCGCACGGCATCCCAGATGACCTTCACAACCCAGCCAATGGCCGCTCCTGTTGCCGCTATGGCTATGTTGTAGAGGTTCTGGTCCATGTTATCCCGCTGGCTGCGTCGGCCAAATGATGGTTACAGGAAAGCCCAGCTGTTTTGTGATGTCGCGCAAATCTTGGCGATAGGCAACCCACGCAGCTTTGTCCACTGACACATCAGGAAGCTGCGTCCAATCACTAGCCGCCAATTCTTGGTTTCTGCGCGCACGCGCTACTGCCGCTTCCGCCTCAGTGTCGGGCGGCGCCGGCAAAAATTGCCCATCTTGGTACAAATCGCCAATGTTTGCGCCATTGTCCAATACCCAATTGGGTTCAATTGGAAAATCAGCTAGTGCAATGTTGGCTACCTTGCCGTTTTCAATGATTGCGTATTTCATGGGTGCGCCTCCTTACCAGCTATACACGCGGATGGTGCCATTGCCGCCATTGCCGCCTGCGCCGGAATTAAAGCCATTTCTAGAACCGCCGCCACCGCCACCACCACCGCCAGGAACGGCACCAGCGCCACCAGCCCCACCAACGGCACTACTAGAAGCGCCGCCGCCACCGCCGCCTTGACCGCCATGACCAATGCCAGCCGCCCCAGCGCCACCAACGGCTCCAGCCGCCCCCGCTGTGCCGCCACCACCAGAGGCATTAATATAAGACCCACCAGCACCAGCGGCCAAATTAGTGCTGGTGTCACTAATTGACCCTCCACACCCTCCCCCAGCGCCGCCTTGATATGAACTTCCGCCGTTAATACTTGCCAAACCATTACCCTGAGTGCCAGCACCACCACCAAATCCACTAGGTAAACCGGAACTGCTAGTTGGAGATGTGCCGCCTCCAAACTGTCCAGCGCCAGAACTACCAGTGGAATAAGCAATAGGTTGGCCACTGCTTAAAACACCGCCGCCCGTTGCACTTGGGCCTCCATAAGCAGTCAAATAAGACCCAAACGTACTATCGCCACCTGCGGTTGGTGAAAGTCCAGATGTATCGTCTACTGTTATAGCGGTCCTACCAGTGCCGCCAGCACCAATAGTTACTGTTACTGTTGATGTTAAATCACTTGCTAAAAAATGTCTAAACGCATAAGCGCCGCCGCCAGCGCCAGCACCGCCAGCTGAAGTCACTCCGGAGGCTTGGCGCGAACCGCTACCGCCTCCGGCACCACCACCCCAAGCCTCAACCAAAACAAACGTCGCGGTGCTGGGCTTGGTCCATGTGCCGGAAGATGTGAATGTCTGGACGTTAGCAGCAGCGCCGGCAGAAGCCGCAACACTCAACCAAGTTGTTCCATTGCTAGACAAAACATTGCCGCTAGTGCCGGGCGCTACAACCTGCACCGATCCCGTTCCGTTACCCAACACCACATTGTTAGAGGTGATGGTGGTCAAACCAGTGCCGCCATTAGGCACCGTCAACGCGGTTGTAAGGGTTGTAATGTTGCCGCCCGTAATTGACACGTTGGCTAGGCTGTTAGTGCCATTGCCAATGCCGTTGATGCCGTTCACCACGGTCGTAAAGTTGTTGTCCAACTGCGACAACGGAATAGCCGATGTGGCACCGGCAAACGTGTTTGGGATTGTAACAGGAAGTGCCATTAGAACCTCGCTCTCAATTCATATTCAAGCTCAAGAGTGTTTAACGTAAACAAGGCATTAGACGCCGTAACCGTCAAACCTAGGTACTTGCCGTACTGTTGGGCATCGCTTTTGTAAAGCGTGTACCCGTTGTTGAACCAGCTTATAGTGGCGTTGCTGTTGTTTGTCCACGAAATGATATTGCCAGCGTTGTTGGCCCAGCTAACATACGAAATGCCGATGCCGGTAGCACTGGATTTTATCTCACTGTCAATCGTGACGCCAAACGTGCCAATCGTTGAGGTTGTGACCTCGATAGCCGCTTTCAGAGCCTGCTTGTCCCTAATTGGGTCATTCATCGGCCACAGCGCGCTACGGATGGTCACGTTACCACCCAAGGTGCTGCTGTTATAGAGTTTGTATAGGTCTGTGCTGCTTGTGCCGTACAAGCTGATAACCCCGCTTGCCGGCACGCTGGTCACGTAATTCAACGCGCCTTGCGACGTAAAAAACCACCGCTTGTCAAAAAACACCGCCTGCACCTGCCGCGGGCTGGACAGCGGATCGTTGTACGTAAACGACCAAGCGGCGCACAGGATGTTGTTAATCAGCACCTGGCCGCCCGTCACCGGCTGCGTGAAGTCAATCAGCGGAAACACCGCATCAAGCTCGTTGCTCAGCTTGGTGGTGGTGCTACCCACCAGCGCATACACACCATAATCGTTAAGGAACAGCACCGACCGGAAATACGGGAAGATCGTGCTGATGCGCTTGGTGCCCACCGACGCCGTGACGTTGGTGTTGGTAAAGATTGTGGTGCCGGTCGTTTGTACACGAACGTCTGAAAACACGTTGATGCTGTCGTCGCCAAACACGTACAGGAAGTTGTTGGCCGACAGCAGCGCCGTAATGTTGTTGTGCAGCGTCTCATCTTGGATGTTGATGTTGCCCGCGCTCACGCTCACAAAGTCGTTGTAGCTGCCCGCCGCCGAGTAATACACGGTACGCCCCTGCGCCACCCACACGCGGCCAGAGAAGGTGCTGACATCCACGCTAAGATCGGTGGTAGCCACGGCCGTGGCAATTGCAGCGCCCGTGCTAAACGCAATGGTAGGCGGCGAGGTATAGCCCGTGCCGTTGTTGCTAAAAATAAGGCCCACAACCGCGTTGCCAGACACAATAGCCGTGGCCGCAGCGTTAGACCCTCCACCGCCCGTTATGGTGACCGTGGGCGGGCTTGAATAACCAGTGCCACCACTGAGCACATAACCGCCTACAGTGCCCTGTGCGAAGCTCAGCGTGCTAACCACGGCGTTAGCGCCAGTACCGCCACCACCAGTAAACGTAACCGTGGGAGGCGACGTGTAACCCGTACCAGCCTCAGTAAACAATAGCCCGCTTACGCCGTTGGCCGTCATGACCGCCTGAGCCACGGCCTGAATGCCGCCAGTCTCATTGGGCGCGCTGATAGCCACCGATGGCGCGGAGGTATAACCAGAGCCGCGGCTTACCATGCCGTAAGCGGAAATGGAGCCGATAGACACCACGTTGGTGCCGTCCCAATTAAACAGCCCTTTGACGGTATCAATGATAAGAATGCGGTCGGTCTTCCACTGCGCTATGCGCACGCCAGAAGCCGAAAACTTACCCGCCGAGGCAATCGTGCCCGTAGCCGCGGTATCCACCCGGTAATACTGCGCGCCGCCATCCGCAAAGAACGCTATCACATAATCAATGTTTTTGATGTTGCAGCTATAGAACGCGGACGGCGTGCCCGACCACGTAAACAAGCTGGCACTCGGCGCACCTAGCGTCTTGAGGTTGCCAAACCCGATGGGCTGCACATTCTCAAGCCAAGCAAATTGATCGGTATCAATGGCCGTGCGGTTAGCTTGGGTGTTCACACCCTTGAAGTTCTTTACGACCTGATATGATTTCTTCTGCTCTGCGGCGGGCATGCTAGTACGGCGTGCTGTAAGGGTCAGGCATCCGGCGAGTAAACGAAGTGTTAATCACCGACATGGCCTTAGCCTTGTACTGGTTTAGGAATATCTCAGCCTCACCATACGACTGCTCCTTAAACTTGGCCGTGTGGCAAGCGTAATACGCCACCGGGTCAGTCCATGGGCTGATGATGGGGTCCACATCGGTTGCGTTCACCAAAGCCGTTGGCAAAATGATCGTATCCAGTTCCATCGCGTAAACCTGGTCCGGCACGGGCGCTAGGTAGAACGCTTGCTGCCCATACACCGTAAACGCAATTGGCCGGCCAATGTAGTTCTGCCAAAACCGCAATTCGGCGTTAAACTGGGTCCAAGGCAGGTAGCGCAACGGAATGCGCGTGTTGCCCCAGTACAAATTGATGTTAAGGATGTCCATCGTTTGAATGCCGCTCGGAAGCGCGCTAAACTGATAGACTTCTTGGTTAGTAACCGTGTTGACGGTCTGAATGGTGCGCAGACAACCCGTATCGCGCACCAACCGCTCACGCGCGGCGTTAATGTAGTCGGTTAGCTCAGAGTCAGACCAAAAGTTGGCGTTTGCGTCATGCAAAAGCCTTCGACACTGCGTAATGTAAGTTTGAAGGGTAGCCATTTACTCTCCAACTCATGATACGAGTGCAACAACCTTCGGACGCTCTTCCTCCGGCTTCTCATCGGAAATAACAAACCGATCTAGGCGCTTTAAGCCGTTTGCCACGTCATTAGACGTAACCGCCCAGCCTAGCCGGGCAAGCACGGGTACGCGATTATCCATTCCGTACCCAAAGATGTGCCGCGCAACCTCCAAAGGCACCATGGCGGCCTTTCCGGGCGGGAACGCATACGTGTCCCCATGCCACATATCCTCAAAGTGCTCTTTAGTAGTGTTGGTAACCCACACGTCGCTCATAGCGAGACAATATCGCCCCAAACGGTAAAGTTCACCGCGGAGTTAGCAACCGCCGTGCCCACCTTCACAAACAAAGTGGACGCGCTGTAAGCCGTGGTGGCCGCACCAGAGGCAAGGGTCAAATCTTGCCAGGTGTAAGCGCCAGTCACGTTACCCAGCGTCTGACCACCGGACGTTGTGACCGCGTTGGAGGTGTTACCATCGTTAGAGGTAAACACCACCACGTTAGCGGTCGCAATATTCGGCACCGAACCACCCGCGCTGTTAGACGGGTTGGTCACCGTAATACGCCGGATGATGTACGAGCCGTTGCCGTAAGGGCTGCCGATGCCGCCGCTAAGGACAGGCAGAGTAACCACGGCGTTGCCCGTGCTGGCAAGCGACTGCCCGGACGCAAAAGCAATTCGGTAAGAACCAAAAAAGTCCTGCGTATTTTGGGCTACTGCATCAGGATTAGCCATGGTTAACCTCCCTTACCAAGCCGTGCCGGAGCCGCTGGACACGTTGCCGCCGCCGTTCACGGTCAGCAGCGTAACAGTCTGCGTACCCGTGGTTGCGTTGGCGCGCACGTTGAAGCCGTCCGAAATCAGCACACCGCCGACGTTGTTAGCCAACAGCGTGGACCAGCTATTTGCCGTCCCCGTGTAGTTGTTGACTTCCACCGTGACGTTGGCCGCGGGCAGCATCAGGTAGGTGCCAGCCGGGATAAACTGCGAGTTCAACATGGCGGTGGAGTTACCCGCGCCCACGTTGGCAACACTCACAGGCTGCAAATACGCGCCCGGCGTGTTGGCCGAGGCGTTCGCAATGATGATCTTGTTTAGACCGAGAGCCATTGTTCTGCCTCCTTAGATCGTTAGGTTGTTATAACCAGTGACCTTGGTCATGGCGCGAGGCTTGGTATTCACCAACTCCGCAATCATGAGCACGGCACCGACATAACCAATCTGCCAGTTAGGCAGGGTGGATTCAAAGCCCGTGAACACAAACGAACCCTGATCGTGGATGTACAGCGACAGGTAGTTGGTGTTCAGGAAGTACATGGTGCCTTCGGGGCAGTACGGATCGGGATAGATCGGCACGCCGGCAACCATGAGCGCACGGAACGCAGCCTGCGGGCCATTTGCATCGCCGTCAAAGCCGGAACCCGGCGTGATAACGTACTGCTCCTGACCAACGTAGTCCTGCGCGAGCAAGGTCCACGTACCAAAGCCGCACACACCAAAGGTTGGTACTTCCGCGCCGTTTTTGACCGTGCCGCTGATGTACTGAAGGACGTTCTGACGGGTCGGGTTGACCGAACCAGCCGCGTACACCTTGGAGCGCCACCAGGTATTGACCGTGGTAGAGCGGGCAATGTTGCCGTAGGTGCCCAGCGTGGTGCCGTCATCCACAGCGCCCGGCAGACCAATAAACTGCTGAGTGTTCGTGGTGTTGTTGTACAGCGCCGTCGCCATCGCATCCATCATGACGTTGGTCGCGTCATTCATGCGGGCTTCAATCAGCGGGATAACCGCGTGATCCTGCTGCACAGCGCCTTCCATACCCAGGAACGGCACCGGAGCAATCATCAGCTTCAGGTTAAACTCGGCGTTATACGCGCCTTGCTGCACCGCGGGCTGAGTGAACGAACCAGAGTAATCCGACCACTGAGCATTGATAAACTGGCTGCCCTGCACCGGCACAGTCACAGACGAAACACCGCCCGTGGCCTGCTGGCTATTTGCAATCAGCGCCGCCATAAGCGGAGTGCTGTTGTAAATCTGGACAACCAGCTTCGGAATAAACGCCCTACGAGTAAGGTAGGTCAGTTCTGTGTACTGCGTGCTCCCCGATGCGGGGAGAATACCACCACCAATTGGCATGACTTTCTCCTAACTATTGTTGATACCGCATCAGAGACCGATGGGACGGCGCGGGTTGCGCATTTCCGCAAGAGCCTTGAACGCCTCGTCACGCGCTGCACGCTGCGGATTCTTCCAATACGCTTGGAGAGTATCGCGCGCTTTGCCGTCCAGCACATTCATGTTGAAGGAGGAAGCCGTGGGGGCCGCCGCTTCCTTCATCCAGCGATGGTAATCCGCCGCTGTTTCGTGGTTGGTAATGCCCCGTTCGAGCATAACCTTCTCCACTTCCTGAATTTCATCTTCGCTGCGAATCTTGCCCTGCTTCATCAACGACTGACGGCGGCGGTCAAGCTCAGCAAGAGCATCTTTCTCTTGAAGTTTGGCTTCCAGCATCTGAATGCGAGCCTCAGAAGCCGAGGTGGAACGCGCCACCGACTCTTCGATCTCCAACTCAGGGATATTAAGGCCAGGCTGGGCCTTCTTGGTCAAACGCAGGAAATCCTTGCGAGTGTCCGGGTTTTCAGCAAGGGTACGCGCCAAGCGAGCAAGCTCATCGCGCGTTTCAAAGCTCAAATCTTCAAGAGAAGCCATATTAGATTACCTTCTTACCGTCGCCGGGCGGCTTGATGCCCATGCGGTTCTTAGAACCCGTAGCAGTTGCGTTTTTCAGGCCACCAAACTCCGCATAGCGCGGCGTGTTGATGACTTGACCGTTCTGCTGGTTGTTATCGGTCGGGCGGCGGGGATTAGAGGCCCCGCGTGGCTTAAAAAGGTCCATTTCAAACTCCTATCGGGGCATTCCCGGAGGCGGACCACCCGCACCCGGCATTGGGGGAGCACCAAGCGGCGGGCCACCCGGCATCGGCATACCGCCCGGAGGGGGACCACCAGGCATACCACCCGGCATCGGCGGCGGCGGCGCACCCGGAGGCCCACCAGCACCAGCCATGCCAGGAATAGCCGGCATACCGGCCATAGCTTTCATTTCAGGCGTTGCACCGCCAGCTTGCGGCAAGTTCTGCAACAACTGAAGAATCTCGGCATTCTGAAGCTCGCCAACCTTCTGCCGGCGCGGCCCCATCGCTCCTGTCAGCGAACGCAAAGCTGCTACCAGCTTCTGCCCTTCGCCAGTCTCACTACCAATTGCCGGCAGAGACTGCTCAATCAAGTCCATTGCCATGCCCACGTTAATCAACGCGGCTTCGCGCGAACCCATCTTAGGTTCCGGCGTACTCATAGGCGACGCCATCGGCGGGACAGCAGAAGCCCCTTCGCCCGGCGGGGGCGCAGTCAGTTCCGGTGCTTCTTTTGGGCGCTGGTTTTGCAGCAGCCGCATAACGCTTTCGGACACTTGATGCTCCAATTAACAATTGCGGGCGTAACACCCACATTACGCAAAAGTCAAGCGGGACTATTTTTATCTTCCGGTCCCGCGCGGAAGTCGCGGATTAACGGCTGCTCAAGGCAGCGCGTTAGTTACCGGCGAGCCTTACGACCCTTGCGACGCATGGGAAACCTCCTTTCATTGCTAGAGTTAAACACACCGCATTAACGGCCACGACGGCGACCGCGCTTGACGGATTTGTACATGGTATCACCTCCTTTCCGAACGCGCATTAGCGCGTGGCGCTGCCCTATTACCTAGGGTGCGTATGGAGGATACCCTGTATTCCATGGTGGGCGAAGCATTACCGCGCGCTACGTCCTTAGCCTGCGCTCTGGGTTGGTCGGATTTGATCTTAAAATCCTGCGCCATTATCCACCCTGCTTGCCTTTAGGCTTACCCTCGGGAGGTGGGTTCGCCTTGTGTTCAGCGGCCTGCTTCTTCAGCTTGTCTTTCAACAATTGCTTCATAGGCGGATCGAGCAGATCAATCAAGCTTTCTTTGTCAATCGCCTGCGCCTTGAACAAGTTGAACGCCAACGTCCGCATATCCTCCATAAAAATCGGGCTGTTGGAGTGCGCGTCAACCTTGACCATAAAGTCCTTAGTAAACTGCTCGGCAATAAATTTATGACCGTGGACATCAGGAAAATGCGTGCGGTCATACTGTTGCATCAGTTTAAGATACAACGTAGCCATCTTTTCCAGCGCGTCTTCAATCACCAGCGCCCGCTTCTTGATGCGCGAGGAACCCAGCCGCGCCAACTGAGACGCATGCCCTTGTGACCTTACCCCAGACTCGCCGCGGCCTGACAGCACTGATGATATGCCCGACGCCTCGCTAAACATGGCGTCAATCGCGTCAATCTCACGGAACAAGTCAGCCGGCATTTCCGGGGCCAGCCGCTCAACCTTGCCCTGCGCCATGTCATTGGACAGCAAGCCGCCAGCGCGGTTTAACGCAAAGTTCTTCTCATCCAGAATGCCCGTGAAGCCCATCAACGCCGTGGGCGGGTTCACCTGCTTGCTCAACAGGTCCAGAATCTCAGTCATGCGTTTGTTGCGCATCTGCTGAAGGAAAATCAGCTTCTGCACCTCAGATTGCCCCCAGTAGTAGTCATACTGCGGGTTGGGCGTAATCTGGATAAACGGCAGTTCGCCCTTCATAAAAAGCTGCTCGCCGGGGCGGTCATAGATAATCACATCGGGCTCGGCAATCGTCACCACCTGATAGTCGTCAATCTCATCGTTCCAGAGATACAACTCCCGCATTTCAACCGTATCCTCGGCCACCTGAGCCTTCATGCGGTTGTAGCCGTACAGGTCCAAGTTGACCGTACCATAGATGGTCGGGTTGGTCTGGCTCATCACAATGCGGTCAAGGCCCTCGGGCACATGGCTTACCTGATGCTGCGCCGCGCTAATACGATCCATAATCGACTTGCGCTTAGGATGTCCGTACAGCCGCCGCGCCAGGTCAGACTTGGTAATGTAGTAGGTCTGGACCATCGCCTCTTGGCGGTCAGTGTAGGGCGTATCTTCGCGCAGCACGCCTACGCTGCCAGGCTCCACCATGTAGGGGTGGATGGACCCATTGCGCACAACCAGCTTGATAAACGTGGAGGCGTAGCAAAGCGCCCACGTCATCGCCATTGCAAACACTTGGTCGCCGTTAGAATCCTGCCACTTGTCGTTCAACGCCGCGGTCAGCACCGGCACCTTAGTGTGCTCGTTCTCCGGCACCGACGCGCCAAGGTTAATGCTAAAGCGCGTGGTATCCGCGCTAAACAAAAACGCCGTCACTTGGTCAATGTGCGGGTAAATCTTGTTGTAGTGCGCTGGGCTTTCCTCCGGGCCGGCACCAAACAGATACCAAGAGCGCAAACTGCTGTAATCCGCCTTACGCTCTTCCCGAGACACCAAACACTTCTGGATCAAATCAAGATACAGGGTTTCGCGCTCAATAGGGTCTTTTGGAATTATCACGGCTTAATCCCTCTTGATGGCAAGATTCTCATGATCCCCTACATAACTTGCCGTCCGGGGTCCACGCAATTCGCCCGCATCCCTTGGATTGAAGCCCACGCTCTCACCACGCACAGACTTGATAGCGCCGCCCATAACTGACTGCATGCTATGCCCCGCACCGCCGCCCCAGATTACGCCAGAGCCGCGGGGAGGCTCGGGGGGCTGCTCTACAGGCGGCGCGTTGTTGCGGGTCAGGTAACCATCCTGATGCTCGCCCTCGCGCGTGCTTTTCAGGTTGGTCATGTTAAACTCCTTCGCCAGCCCCTTCAGGTTGGCATCGTTGCGCTTGGTTTTGTCAGACAGGTATGCGGGAGCCTTCAGAAAAGCCACCTTAATGCCGTCCAAGCAACCATGCGTGCAGACAGCCTCCCATGACTCAAAGAACCCATGCTTGGGGCACTTGTAGTGGCGCTTAATCATTTCAACTGTTCCTTCAGCGTGGGCGTCATGTAGTTTGCCCGGTTTTTCATTCCCACATTCAAACGGATTTGCCCGTCCACAACTTGCAGCCCAACGCTCGGCCTCATGTCCAACTGAGGCTCCCGCCTGTACCTAATTGCCTTGGTGCGATTAGGGCGCTGGTAAACCTCGATCAGCCCCGCTTCCCACTCATGCGCAAACTTGCTCAACGCGGACTGCACCCAATCTTGCATCGGGCGATTGCCGCGCCTTGCCACCTCTTCCAACGTCTTCTTTGAAACGCCGGTAAACTCCACCAGCAATTCCATGCCGATGCCGCGGTCCTTATCCGCCCAAAAGCGGCGGAACCACTCTATCAGCTCTTTCTTTGGCCGCAGCGCAAACATCACATACCAAGCCCAATGTTCTTGAGGTACTTGCTCACCACCGTGCGCTCCCGGCCACGCTCCTCCGCATCCAACTCATCCATTGCCCGATTGCGAAGCTTGGTCAGGTTCATGGCTATCAACCGCGGCTGCAACTGCTCAGCATACGCCGCCGCCGCCAAAGCAGAGGCAATCACACGGTCATCCTTACCGCGCCCAGCAGCCGCAATGGTTCCGTCCTGCCG